CTCTTCTCTTTTTAAGTTTCCCTTCTGGAAGCCGGACTTGTAGTAAATCCGGAGTTTATATTTGTGTTCCATGTGATTTACCTCATTTCTAAAGAATTGATTGCTTTTTAGCGGAAAAGTAGCTGATATCTCCGCATATAATAAAATCCATTAAGGGAAGTGATAACAATTCTCCTACGGATTTAATTCTTTCCATAGCGTTCATGTCTACTTGAGACGGGGAAACATCGCCACTAGGATGGTTATGGACCATAACTATATTGGCAGCACCACATAATAGAGCTTTCATATATATTTCCCTTGGGGATAATACTGCCGAATTCACAGTCCCATGGCTAATTTCAAATAAGCCTAATGGATGTGATTTTGTGTCAAAACATATTAGGTACACATATTCCTCAGTCCGTTTCCCTAGCCGAAGATATTTATTTAAGAAATTAAATATTAGCTCCGGATTATTGAGTGTTACTTTCTCTTCGCATATTTTTGTTTTCTCAATAACCGGAAGCCTATCATCATCAAGATAAGTTTCCATTGAATATATCATATAACTCACCTCACTTATTTACTTACAACAGACAGAATGTTTCCCTGTCTGTCAAGTTTTACTGTTACTTCGGATCCGCTCTGGAATCCGGATACATCGTAAGTGCGACCATTTTCATCAAGGATATAGTTCCCGGATACGGAAACAGTTCCTTTGACAGAATGGATTCCGGCATATGTGTCAGAATCAATATGTCCGACAATACTTGCGAACATTAAAAAAGCAGCTATTCCTAAGCTGCCTTTGATGAGTGTTGATTTCTTTTTACGTGCGATCACACGCTGATTATATTCTGTTCTTGTCATTTATTTTCTCCTTTATGTGTCCAATTTAATTTGCATACTGTTCGAAGTGTTTTAATCCACCTGCATAATGGGCCAATAATACCTCGTCATCAGTTACATATTTAGTTCCCTTGGAATCCATAAGACAGGACACAAGGTCACTGACTTCATAATCTCCGGCATCTGCATACCATGAGAACATATTTCCGTTGGAGCAGGTGATTGTTACAAGATCCACTTCCGGCTCTATGTCATATTTGATTTCCGTAACAATTCCGGTAAGCGGATACAGACCATTTACATTTGAAAGTTCCGGAATTTCATTTTCTTCATGATAGTATCCGGTTCCGTCTGTAAATGTATAGAGTGCACCGGTTTCCGTAGTTTCAATTGATGTGATTTCGGATCCATCAGTAAAGATTTTTTCTGTTTCACTTGCCGGAACTGATTGGCAAGATGTAAGTGTGATTGTTGCAAGTATGATAATTGCTGTGAATAATTTTTTCTTCATAGTTTATTCTCCTTTTTATTTCCCTGTACATGGGGGTATCCCGTCCAGAAAAATCGATTCTAAATTTGTTTCCGTTTTTCAAATCCGCCAGTCAAGGAAAATCATATAGATTAATCAAGAAAATCTATAGACTGGCGAATAATTTATTAGTTTTTATTAGCCGTAATGATGAGTTTAAACTCATTCAGACTAATGATATTTCTGAGATATAAATCAAACGCATTATCAAGAGTGCTTTTAAGGGAAAAGCATAACCTTAAATTTATTTAAAGAAAGCATCGTAAATTATCGGGATTACTACCATGAGCACTGGTCCCAGTCCCATGGCTAAATCGAACATTACGTCGAAAATTTCATCAATTTTTTCTTCTGTGAAAAATTTCTTTAATTTCTTCATGTTATCTTACCTCCTCATCATCACATAAAGTAACTCCACTTACCCAGATGTCTGTCCACTCACCGGACATGAAGTTGATATTATACCGAGGAGCTAAATCTTCGTAGTTATTATTATCCTGTATGAATGATACTTCAAAGTTGAATTTACCCCAGTTCTTCTCGAACTGTTTGTAGACTGGAATAAGCTCTTTGTTACTTGTAAACAGCACCGGAATAAGTGCATTTTCGTGTGTGTCGAATTCACACTGAGATAATACTGCTGCAAGTGCAATTCTGGTGCGAATTGGGAGTGATCCATGTCTATTAAGGACAAGGTTACGCAGCTTTCTCACTGTATACTGAGGGCGGTAGCAGATTGATTCTGCAAATGTCATCTGAACATTAAAGCGTCCGGATAATTCATTACCCTCTGTGCGGTCATAGAAGATTTCTTCTGAGTTCATAAGTGCGTTGATAATTTCTTTTGCTGTGTTAAGGGATGCGTTAATTCTTGTGTTTGTCATGATAATTCTCCTTCTCTGCCTTTTGGTTTAGGCATAACCTTATATTTTGTTTCCGTTGGTAAAATCTATACTCTTCATGGGCATTATAGAAGAGCATAGAAAAATCCCTTATCAAGGTTCGACCTTGCAATTTCCGATAGGAAAAAGTCTGCTCCTCACAGGAATAAGGGATAGCAAGTTTAATGGTTAATTAGTTACTTATTACTTATGTGCTGTTATGCACACATGTAATCTTTGATGTTACCGCGTTCGTCTGTCTCACGGTAATGACAGTCGTATTCAGACTGGATGAACGCGTCTGGATACGGCAGATTTTGTAATACTGCTGTCGCCTGTTCATGTGTGTAGTTATTAGCATGATGGCGACTGAAATATGTCGCACCTGTACGTGGTGATGTGTATAAGTGACGTAATATTGTACCGGATCTGCTCGCTGGTGTGATGAGACAGATCTGATATTTGGGATGGATTGGTGGATTTGATATTATGCGTGATAACATTTATTTGCCTTTCTGATTTTTGTGTACTAAAAAAGAGAGCTTACGCTCTCCTTTTTAGAAGCTTTATTATTTTGTAAACGCTTTTGCTATGTCACTGGACCATGCATATTCATCTTTAGCAGTCATTGAGATGTAAAATGCCCAAAGAGCTTGTATAAATTTACTCTCATCTTCTGAATATTCTTTGTATTCAGAAGCTATTTGTTCTGGTTTTTTACTCTCACTGCCGACGGAATGCCAAGACCAATAATCATAGGTTGACGGTTGACAGTATTTTTTCACATGTTCATCCATAATATGCAACGCACGCTCGCGGCGTTTGGAATCCCACTCTGAAAAATTATATTGTTTAGTATCAATTATCATATTAGTTCACCTCCACGACATCATCTCCTCTCATTATAGGCGGAATTGTATGATTAATCAATGATTTTACCATTAATTTTTATTACAATTGTAGCACGTTTTTCAACTTTCTCAGGACGGCACTTAATCTGATTGATTTTCATGCCGTCTCTGCGACGTGCTTCATAGGTATCAGTGTATCCTTCAAAAGGTCTGAAAGATATAGATTCAGGACAAATAATATCATTGTTATATGATACTTGTTCTTCATCGTGTACTAATTCATCCCACGGAATACGCGCCTGCTGTGGCGTTACATAACTATCATATTCTGGTTTAATACGAACGCCATTACACGGAACCGGACGTAAACCATATTGACGTGAAACCTGTTTATAAGCTCTGTCAATGGTTTTTTCGGCGCGTTTTTCGGCTACTTTTGGGTCTTGAAATGTCTTGATTTTAGGGATTCCGCCTATTTCGTGACAAATATTTGCGACTGCGGTAAATGCCGGATGTTCACGTCCTATGAGCATTTCGCGCCATCTGTTGCTTACCCATGACGGTTTTAAAACATAAATTGGCATAGTATCCTTGCGAATATTTTTAGGTTGAGTACAGATAAAAAAGATATACTCTGTGCCTTTTTCATATGGAATTAAAACACGTCCGTAAATCGCGCCAACTGGCACATTATATCCCTCGAATTTTGTCCCGTATTTTGACGCAATACGAGCATATTGTTTTATCCCTTTTTTACCCATTTTATACCTCTTTCCGCCTAATACATTTTGTACTATGATATAGGCATATTATTTTTATTGCACTAAAAAAGAGTCCTTGTTAGGACTCTTTTTCCTCTGTTTTCGGTGTTTCCGGTGTTTCATCTGGTCTATTGACTGCGATTTTTCCACTGTCGAAGATGACCGCAAAAAGGTCTGTCAGTGAAGACAGTACTTTTTGTTTATCATTTTTCACATGATAGGTGTAGTTATCCCATACGGTTGTATCGCCATCTTTATGGCTATTTCTAGAAGCTGTACCGCCAAAACTTGCAATGAAGTGACGGACACATTCCTCTGAAATATCAGATTTTTTAACATTAACACCGTAGAACATAATACCGGATTCTGCAAACATTCTATGGAAAATACTTGTAAGCATTTTCTTAAATGCTGTTACCCCTGTACCTTTTTTATAGTATGCTGTAATCAGGGTTGAGAAATCGCACATTTGATCTTTACCATTTTGATCTTTACCGTCAATCAGGCATTTTTCATCAAGTTTAATTGATGAAATACAAGTATGTGCCTGAAGCGTCAAGAATGTTCTGTCAATTTCTGATAAAGCGTTAAAAGTTTCAATATTAACGCCTTTACCGTTAAGGGCGGCAAGTTCTCTACGTGCGTCAATTAAATTTGTACGCGCGTCGAGAAATTTGTTAATATCAAATTTTTCGTCGTGTACGCTATACAGTTCTTCTCGTGTCACTGTCTCAAAGTCGGCGTCTTTCAACGTTGTTTCTTCGAGGATTTTTGTATATGTATCATAAGTCTTTTTTGCGCTGTCGCGTAAAGACTGATACACCAGAAAACGAACATGATTGTAAACTTCTGTCGCTTTTTCTGGAATAACGTTAACTGCTTTGACCTGAATACGTGTGCTATCGAATGTTTTTGTCATAATTATTTACCTCTTTTATTCTAAGATTTTAGTTGTCAGTTGTTCGCCATGCTTTATTTCAGCTATAGTTACTATACCATGACTAATATGTACTTGTATAAACGTGTTTTACCAACGTTCTACACACTGTTGCGTGTGCTACATCAAGAGACAAAACACGGTGAAAGTTGCACTTGTCGTAAACATGTACAATACTGCCATAGGCAGTAACTCTAAACAAGACGCCTGATTGAAATTGTAACGTTGTTTAGAAACATTCACCTATATGTGAGTTGTGTTCTATGAGCCTGATTGACGAGTTGCAAGTCCGTGTCGACTACTGCCGACTATACCGCCCACTTACAGTATTTTAACGCTTTTTCCGCGTCCCCCTTGTTGGGGTTGTTGCCTACCATGTTTTTCAGTGACTTTCAAAACTTTTTTCTTGCCTATATTAGCGCAAACCGTCCGTCTGTCCATCACTTAGATTAAACATACCGCATTCACATAGAAATTTCCATGCAAGTGCCTTTTCGGCAAATGGTAACATTGATATAGGGTTGTTATTCCCTGTCGTATACTCATTTCTTGACAACGACTGTCACGAACCACACTTTAGCCCTATGTGATAAAGGGGGATGGACTACTGAAAAATCAGTGTCCTAATTGCGATACTACGGAATACTTTGAAAATGCTTTTACTTATGATATGCGCCCCACATGGGCATTGGACATATCACATGTATTTGCATGTTCGCGATATTCAATTGAACCGCTCAAGTATTTACCGTCCCTTTGGACAACTATATAATACCAAAACCATTTGTCTAAAAATGAAAATGTATAAAAAAAGTTATAGAATATTTATTCATATAAATACATAATTCGTGCATAAAACATGTATATATGCATAAAATTAGCTATATTATGCATAAAATTAGCAGTAATTGGAATTACTCAAAAAGGGGGTGCTTTTAACGCCAAAATGGGCTAAAATTACCCAGAAAGACCTAAGCCGGTTAACTTCCACACTGACTTGAAAAATATGCCCTCTCTTCCTATTAAAATGTAACGCTCCCAACATCGCCAAACTCCTATAATCACCGCCCATATTGTTCCACACTCCCCAAATCTCACCTCACACTACCCTCCAACCCCCATCTACCGTCCATATTTTCAAACGCATAATCTCAAATATTTCAGTTAATTTAACTTCTTTTCTTGACAAATCCATCTTCCTATGCTATTATCTCATTATCAAAATAAGCTAAATTAACTCAGCATGCAAAGAAAATCTGCAAAATCCAAATATCCACAACTTGTTTTGATCATTCAATAACATTAAATAACACATCAATAACTCGTAAATCTTAGCAGTAAATAACAGGAGGACAAACCAAAATGTCACATCAAACAGAATACGATCTCAGAATGAGATCCTACAAATCAATTACAGATGCTCATCTAATCCCTCGCACCCCAGTGATCATCCAAATCGATGGTCGTGCATTCCATACTTTTACCAGGGGGTTCAAAAAACCATTTGATCAGGTACTTATGGCTGCTATGCGCTATACTGCAGAATACCTCTGTAGAAATATCCAGGGCTGTGTCCTGGCTTATACTCAATCAGATGAAATTAATCTTCTTCTTATTGATTATGAGAAACTTGAAACTTCACCATGGTTTGATAACCGGGTCCAGAAACTTGCTTCTATAGCAGCATCTATGGCCACTAATTATTTCAATCAAAAATTTAAAGAATTAGTAAAAATTATCGGCAGAAGATATTATTCTCCAAACCACAACTATGATCGTGCATTACTCAAAGGAGCAGAATTTGCTGCATGTGTGTTCAATCTCCCACGAGAAGAAGTCACAAATTACTTTAACTGGAGACAGCAGGATGCAATTCGTAACTCTATTCAAATGGTTGGTCAAGCACATTTTTCTCAGACCGAACTAAATGGTAAATGTAATCAAGAAATCATAGAAATGCTTATTCAGCAAAAAGATATTGACTGGAACAAACTTAAAATTTACAAACAGCGCGGTACCTGTATCATCAGATCTGCTCATAGTTCTTTCTTATTAAATGGTAAACAAATTACAGCAGATACATGGTCTCATGACTTCGATATTCCACGATTCATAGGTGAAGGTCGCGATTATATAGAAAGATATCTGTATCCGGATGATCCAAACAACACTACTTCTCGAAAGGACGGAAATAATTAAATTATGCAGAGCAAAGAACATAAAGATACAAAATATGCTTGGCAGTTAGAACGTGACAGTGATTACACTTCTGCTACAGCATTTGACTCCATAGAAGAATGCATTGCAGATGCTCAAGACTACTTTGCAGAAGAAAATGTAAAAATCAAATCAATTACAATTCAGGAACTTAGACCATATGAAATCTCTGTTGATGCAGAAAGAGTTCTTGAAGTTGTCTGGGAGGAAGCAGAGGCAAACGTTGGTGATCTTGTAGATGACTGGCTAGATAGTAGAACAGCTTATACTACTGAACAACTCAATGATCTTTCTGAACGCCTAACGGGGGTAGTTAAAACCTGGCTGAAAGAAACACATAATGAACCGGATTTCTTCCATATTATAGGAGAAAAAGAAATTTCAATATGTAATATACCACAATAGGGGGATAAATCATGGTAATACTTATATGTATTCTTTTATTTGTATTAACCGGTATTGGATGTTGGGCTTTATGTGCTGCATCTGATACTGATGAATATGATGATGAAGAAATTAAATATGATCAAAATGATGATAACAAATTTAATTAAACAATAAAGGAGAAAAACAAAATGAGTACTTATACAACAAACACAAAACCAGAATCCAAATTTGAAGACGTACCAGAAGAAGTTCTTACAGACCCAACAATGAGAACAGCACTTGGTATGGATCCTATCCCAGGGATGAATACTCCGGTGGATGATAATAAGCAGATTTCAATGTTTGATTATATGCAGAACAAAAATAACTCTTCTACATCTTCTTCTACTACCACCACTGCTGCCCCAGAGGTGACAGTTTTCAAGAATCTGGTTCATCCAGAGTTTGGAGAACTGAGAACTGTTGAGATTGACGGTGAGCCGTGGTTCGTAGGAAAAGATGTAGCGGAAGCTCTGGGATATAGTAATGCAAGGAAAGCTGTTTTAGTACATGTTGATGCAGAAGACAAGGGGGTAACGAAATGGGACACCCTTGGAGGAACCCAGCAGATGACCATTATTAATGAATCCGGTCTCTACTCTCTCATCCTCAGCAGCAAGCTTCCATCAGCAAAAGAGTTCAAACACTGGGTTACTTCTGAAGTACTCCCGTCTATCCGTAAGAATGGTGCTTACATCCGTAATCAGGAAAATATGACTCCGGCAGAGATCGTGGCTCGTGGTCTTATTGCTGCTCAGAAAATTATTGAAGAAAGGGAGAAAGAAATTGTACATTTAAATAATCGTTGTGGCAGGCTGACTCAGACAATAGCTGAAAAACAGGATGTCATTAATGCTATTTCCAGAAATGTACCGGCTCCAACAAAACGTATGATGCTGAACAGAGTAATGAGACGACGATCCCCAGAGCTGGCCCAGAGTCGATGGTCTTACTTATACGCAAGGTTTGACGAGATTTATCATAAAAATGTTAAGATCCGCATGAAAAATTATAATGCAGAACCAGGACATAGAAAATGCTATTCTATTCTTGATTTTATTGAAAAAGTACTTAATATGCTTGATGAATTATATGACCTAGCAGTAAAACTTTTCGAATCTGATTTTACACAGCTTATGCAGGAAATGCATTTATTACGTATGACTGATGAAGAATATGAAGACGAAGAATACTGGAAACGTGTACTTTAAGATAAGAGGGAATGGTAAGAGTGCCTGCCGGTGCTCTTACCTATTAAAAATATGAGTTATTTACCAATCATAAGATTTAAAAATAGATGGCAAACATTCGATTTAAATTTACATTATCCATATTCAGTAAATGGGAAAATTATTAATTATACTCATTTAGGATATAGAGGTGATGCCTGTTATATTGTTGATAATGAATATAATACATATTATCTTCCTCATGATTACGCTGAAATTATTAATGATGCATTAAAATTACATAGCAATATCTATCATGAATGTGACACAAATTCACATAGACGTCAAATAATAACAAAACTCGAAAATATGAATAGACGTGAATATGGCGGGAATGATTTTGAATTACTTAATAGTGTATTGGCAGAACAAAGTAGAAACAGCAATTGTATTCATGGCAGAATCTTATACGATACTACGTGCAATAAAGCATATGTATATAACTGTGATGGAACCATACTTTGTGCTATACGTTTGTGTCACCTTGAACCATCATCTACGCAAAGAGGTCGTAGGTCTGAAGTAACATCTACTTTTGAAGAGGAACTTAATATTAACAATATTAACAATTTTAATAGGCTGATAGATAATGTAAGGGCATCTTCTAATAGTTATGAATTTGAGAGAGGATACTTTCGTAGTTTTGTCTCAAGCCGATTCAAAACATACATTCATCAATTTAATTATGTACCAAAATACATAAAACATTTTATGCCTGGAGAATCAGAAGATACTACTCTCCTGCTCGGAGCAGAGATTGAAGTAGGTGGAAATAATAATATCTCTTCTGATAATGACAAAAATTCCACAGTGAAAAAATGTATTCAGATTATGAATGGATCTGATAGTGATGAAGAAAATCTTATTTACAGTACACATGATAGCACTGTACAGATTGAATTTGACACTATGCCATGCAGTTTGGAATTTCATAAGAACAAAATGAACTACCGTGAAATGTTCGAATATCTTGATAAAGAAGGATATAAAGGTCATGATTGTGAAACTGCCGGATTACATATTCATGCGAATCGTAGCTATTTAGGGAAATCAAGAATATCACAAGAGTTAGTTATATCTAAGATCCTTTATATTCTTGAAAAATTTAATAATGAAATTTGTGTGATTGCAAGGCGCGACAATGACTATAGTGAATTTGCCGGTGAAAAGCAAAATGAAGATTCAATAGTTGAACTGTATGGTAAGTATAAGGATAAAGGTAAACGTGCTGCATTGAATTTACAGCATAAGGATACCATTGAATTTCGTATGTTTAAAAGCACTTTAAAATATGAAACATTTATTCTTACATTAGAGTTTGTAAAGGATATTATTGATTATGCTAAGTCTGTTGATATTGAAGAGATTGAATTGGCAAAATGGTCCGATCTGATGAATTGTTTTTCTTCTGAATTACGTAAGTATTATGAATTTAGGTATCAGAAAAAAGTAAAAGATATAAACGGATCGACTGTGAAACAAATTCGTAAACGAATCTCTAAATTAAAGTCAGAATTAAAAAATAGTAAAAATTTCTTCCAAAAAACTAAGTTACAGCAGGAGTATTGTAATTTGAAGAGAGAATATAAAGAATTAAATAAAAAAGAGAAGAAACTTATAAAAATGAAACGTAGAATTGTAGAATCTGAAACAACTTCTATCTGTATACCTGCAATTTCTAATAATAATTATGGAACAGTTAGTACTAGAAATCTAAATCCTATAATTTAAATAAAATACGAAAGGATTACTATTATGCAGAAATATACAAAACCATATCCTACTATTGGAAATGTTATTGATGCAATACAACATAGAGGAAGGAGAAATATCATTTGTCTGAATTCGGATTAAAAATAAAAAATATAAAGGCCGGTACTCTCTTTGGATATAACCAGGGAGTCAGAAACCGGTACGATTATACTGAAGCAATGTTCAGTAACAGTCTATTCAGTGATTATATTATACAGAATGGACTTAATGTTTGGAATGATACCAGTACACGAGACATTATTTGTCTTGATTTTGATTTTGGAAGTCGTAGTTATGAAGAAGAAATGGATCATTTGCTAAAGCAGTTTGGACCATTTGAACATGACAAATCTTTATCTGAGGAATCCAAGGAACGTATTCGAGCAATATTTCGAAATGTAATTGATAATAAAGACAATTATATGAAATGTTCCAAAGATGAAATCCGGGAAATATTCTATGAAAACGGTGTAAATGTTGAATACATTTCTTCATATACAAAGAAAGAAGGTGAAAAAAAGACTGTCATTAATTATAAAATGCTATACCGCAACTCTTCTAAGGCAAAAGTCGGACAGGTTATGTTTATTAACTCAAAGCTTTATAAAAAAGCATATAACTGGCTGACGATGGGTCTTGGAAAGAAAATGCCGATGGAAAATGCTAAGATTGTAGAGATGTCGGCATATGCTCCTCTTACAACCAGTACAATAGTTGGAAAGTTCTATTGTCCTGTAGAAGCCATTCTTATTATTAAAGATACGGATAGTTTCTACAAGACAATAGCCAAGATCGTAAAAGCTGAGGATTATGTAGTTCAGGAAAAAGTTCTGGATGAAACTGCTACAGAAATTGCAAAGAAAAGAGCTATTGCTGAAGGAAAATTTTTAAAAGACGGTGTTACTCCGAAATATACTAAAAGATATAAACGAGTAAATGTTATAAAAAAGAAATGTGTCGTTCATGATGAAGAAACCGAGGTAAAAAATACTCTCTGGGATGGAGAAATGCTAATTGAATCTGATATTTTGCCGGAATGGGTTAATGGTATGGCTCTTTTAAGGCAGCATTTCTTTAAGGCATGCGGAATTCGTACTCATATTCAATTATTTTTTAAGGATTGGTGTGAAAAAACTGGACATGACTATGAAACTTATACAGTACAGGACATGTTTGGAGTTTGGCATAAGCTCAAGGATATTCGCATGATTACAACTGATAATGCTATTAAATGGAAGAAATTTATGAATTTGATGG